CTGGATGATCCGTTGCTTCTTTTCTTCCGGAAGTCCTGCATTATCGTCAAAAGAAAAGAACCAATGTACCCAGCCGGGTTTTGGTTCTTCTTTCAGCTCTTCTTTAATTTCTTGTGGCGTGTCCTGTTCCCATTCAGGTAATGGTCTGCTACAATTGATATACTCCTTGTATACATCCAGATTCGGATCATCCGGGTTCAGTGTTGCCATAAAGTAATCACATCGCATAGACGACTCTCGGACAAATTCAATATCGGCTGTATTGATCTCGTCAATGTACAGGCATCCATACTGACCGCCAAGGGCTTTCTGCCATTTCTTCTTGTCTCCATATCCCATCACATACACAATTTTATCACCGCTGCTGGTATGGAACAGGATATGTGGTATTTTGTCATCCTTGGTGCCGTTTCCGTTGTACTCAGACAGCATACCGAAGTCATCAATGATGCCAAGGTCCTTATTGATGATGTTCTTTTCTGCCGTTCCGGTATCTTTCGCCGCTATAATGTGCAGTTTTTTCGATGACTCTGCCACTTTCAGCATAAATTTGAACAGTCCTACTGTCGTCTTACCGGCAGCAGTCGTGCCTTCCAGAAATTCAACCGGTGCATTGCAACGTAAAAATGCTTTATACTTTTCTGATAGCAGTAAGCGTTCCGTGCTCATTATCCATCACCCCGCATCTGTTGCAGGATATCATCCAGTTTCTTTTTCTCGTCTTCCAGACCAGATACTTCGACCTTATCTGTAAACATTCCAAGATGCCGTCCGAGAAGCTCTAACGCTTTTTCTTTGTCGTTCAATTTCAGTTCAATTCCGAACTTCCCCTCTTTTATTCCGGCAATAGCTTTAATCTGCTGATCCGTCAAGCTATCCGTGTCTTTGATTCTGACACACTCGCCCTTTACTTCTGCATAATCAGTAGCTCTGGCAAATGCAATAGCAGCCAGTTCCTCCAAAACTCTGTCCTGCGTTATTTCCGTGCGTTTCTGACGTTCCTGCATCCGGTCTGCGATATATTTTGCAACGTTAGCATTTGTTAGCATTCTGCTGCTGTTTGCTCTTGCCGTTTCATCTCGCTTTACAGACGGATATGCCACCCGGTAAGCCCTTGTGGCATTCAAATCAATCAAGTATTCATCTGCGAATATCTTCTGTTTTTCAGTCACTTGGACTCACCTCCTACTCTTAAACGATAAAATGCCCTTTCAAGATTAGTTTTATCTAATATCAAAAGGACATTGTTATCTACTTCTTTGCTTTTTTATATTTATCTATTTCTCTTTGTTCAGCTTCTTCATCTAGCTTATACAATCGCATAAGTTCTTGATCTGATATATGTGCTTCATCCATAAATATCTTATGTCGATATAACCAGTGTTTACTTCTGATTTCTCTTAATTTCGGATCTTCAATCCCTTGAATCTGGTTTGGATTTAAAGCTTTTTGATACTGTTCCTCTTTTGTTAGCCATTTATTCATATCAGAATCCTCCAAACATATATTTTCTTTTATCATACTATAAAACGCCCTATATTTCTACAGGACGTTTTATAAAATATATATTGTGTGAAGGATATAACCATATCAGCATTCGTTTCCCAAATTGGATTAAACCCATTATATTATATGTTTAGTGTACTAGAGTGTACACTTTAACAAATTTTTAAATTTTGCAAAGCTCTTCCATGAATCTTAATCGCTCCTTCTCGTGAATATCCCATTCTTCTCCCAACTGCTATCCAGCCCAGCCCCCACAGATACCTCAGTCGCAACACCCTCTGTTCATCCGGGTTCTCCATCCGTCTGATCGCCAGGTCGATCTGTTCACGTGTCCTTGCTTTTTCCAGGCGTTCCCGTTTCAGCCGATCTATCTGTTCATCCAACAGCACCATGTAATCCGACAGGTCGGACTGCTGGCTGCCTTTCGGCATCCCGTCATTTACACTGGATGGAAACATCTGATCCATCCGGAGCCTCTGGATCTCTTCCAG